ATTTGCATCAGGATATGCGCTGATATACTCACCATCCTTGTCCTGTTCCAGCTCGTAGTTCAAAAACTCTTCCAGGTGATTGGGGCAGCGCACAGGATCAATCACAATTTCCTTCAGGGACTGTAACCACTTCATGCTATAGTTTACAGATTCAGGACCTTTTTCAGCACCTCTGCAGCTGGCGCCATAATCTCGAAAGTCAGCAATAGACTTTGGCTCAGCACTGTCTGCAATTATAAGTTGGCTGGGCTCATATCCTTTGTGTTCCACCAAGTAATCATACACTTCTCTGTTGCCCATTTTCAGTGCCTTAAACTCATCGAAAATGTAGAGTATTCTCCTATTCGCATCGAAGTGTGATTTGCTCCAAGCAAAGGGATCTGGGAAATATCCCCAGTCAATTCCCTCCCCCACCTGATCAAACTGCGCAATTTCCTCATCTGTAATTTCTCGCGCCACCACATTCTCGAAGACCAGCCCACCTGTGCCTGTGACCGCTCCCATATACTCGTGCTCATATGCCAGCGGATTTACTCGTTTTAAATGTTCTGCCTCATCCAGAAATGTCTTCCCCAGCCATTCTGGAGGAACATCCAAATAAGTGCTGTGGTGAATTAACTGATTTTCCTTCGGGATCTGCGAGTAGATATTCACCCAGTTGGCTGCTGTCCTGGGTGGGTTGTATGTCTTGAACTCCCATGCCAACTCACCACCACGCAGGACAGATTGCTCGATCTTGCGAATGGACTCCTGTCCCATGAACTGATCCAATTCCTCGAACCAGAGAATGCCAATATAACCAAAGACAGGTTTAATAGACTTAATTTTCTCAGGCTTGTCCGCACCACGGAAGTAAATTTTCTGCCCAGTTGGAAGATAAGTGATTTCCAGCGGTGAAGTAGTGCATCTGAAAAGATCATCCAACCCCAGCATGTTAATTGCCCAGTAAAGCTGTGAATACACAGAATCTCGGAGAGTGTTGGCAACCTGGCGCAGCGCAATGCCATGAATTGAAGGATTCCGCATTAAAAGGTATATGAATACCAATGAAGTGAAGGAAGATTTGGTGGAGCCACGACCTCCCTTCAGTAGATATTCCATGTGCTTGCGATCTCGGATGTCTCTGTAAACATCCACGAATGGACTTGCGAGCATGTCCGCAGGCAACGAGTTTAAGTTGTTGACTATGGCGTTACCATCATCTTCACTCAGCCCAAACTCCGCTTTGCGAGCACCAACTTCCTTAGCAATGTCGTCATACACAGCACGCAATTGACGCAGCTCTGCTTCATTGAACTCTTCCTCTATAATTCGTTCAAAGTAATTTCCCGAGCCAATTCCCTTCACATGTGTGAGCCAGAGTTTTCCCTTGCGATAGATGTCGTCTTCCAAAGTCCGAGCCAGATTGCTTAGTGCCTGGAGTCTGTTCCTGCGCAGTGCCAAGCCTGTCTCCAGAGCTTCCCTTTCCAGCTCTCTTCGCATGTTGGTGATTTCTACACCATATTTCTTTCTATAATATCCTGCCTGTCCACGGTTTGGAATAAATGGATCGTGAAAATTTGCAGCTCGCTCGTCAATCTCTGCAGTTGTTAATCCCTCTGCGATCCATGTAAGCATCGCTGCGAACTGCTCTTTGTTAAGAACATGTTGCGGATCTTCATTCCCTAGGTCGAGAGTAAAATCGTGAGGTTCTGGTCTAATGGACATTCATTGTCTCCCATCTCTTTAATTATACTCCAAATCTCCAAAAAAAGCTACACCAAATTGCTACACCAAATCACGGTGAATGGACAGTGAAGACTTCATAGACCTGATAATTGACTCTAACTCAAAAGTTTTCCCGTAAATTTAAAACCCTTAGGGATTCCACTTTTCTAAAAAACTTTTAGGTTTATATCAATTCTCAGGTTTATGAAGTCTTCACCACCAAAATTCATCACAATTTGGACTAGCCAAATTTGAAAACTGGAGTATAATAAGGAAAATAGTCCATTTGGACTAGCCAAATTGAAAATTTGAAGTATAATTAAAGTAGAACTGAAAAGGAGTCGAAATGAAGAAAACAACTGTAAATGTAACCGTTTTTAAGTATGGACACCCAGCTGTCCAGCAGGTAGAAGGTTGGATCCTGAAGCATCGCTTGGATGACACCATCCAGCTCGCAGCAGTCCGTCGATCATTCGAGGAAGACAACCAGGACAGGTGGAATATCACCGAGCTCAGCACAGGTTTCAAAGTTGCAGGAAATTTTCGCACGAGACAGGAAGCTGAGCAGTATCTTGAGACAGCTATGCAGATGGACAACTGTCGCTGGAAAAGTTTCAGTATGCCATCGGTAAAGCCCAGAAAACTTTAAGAGCTGTCAAGGAATACCAGGAGTAGACATGTTGAAAGAACAGCTGGAAAAAAGACGAACCGAACTTTTGGAGCAGATTTTAATTCTCTCCATCGAATATCATGAATTGAAATTGCACACACTGTCCGTGAGAAGCCATCCGCATGATTTCACAGCAGAAATGAGAAGCTGTGGTGAAGCAGAGTTAATCGAACGGATCTGTCAACTGTTAGGTTTACAGCGGTGAAGTTAAATCTGGACTAGCGAAATTTGAAAACTGGAGTATAATAAGCAAAAAGGAGTGAGATGCGAAAAGAGCAAACAGAAAAAGTAGTTTCTTACACCAACCGAGAAAAGTTTCTCAGGGATGCCAAGCGATTGGAACGAAAAGGCTGGTCAGTTCATTCAGTCACCAGCCACCAACCCAGACCAGGATGTGCACGGATTCTCCTGCTGGGTTTTTTTGCAGGTATTTTCAAACCGAAGCCTCTGCTCATGGTAGTCTATCGGAGAGAACGTGTCCTTTAAGAATAGACAGCACACCGCTGAGACCAAGCAGAAGCTATCAGCGGCACGCAAAGCATATATAGCAGAGCATCCAGAAGCGATAGGCAGCTTTTTGGAAGCACAACGAGAACGTGTATTGTTGCACCGTGAATGCCTCCAGTATGGCAGCACTGAAGATCTGGCACACTATAGACACTCTGCGGAGACGAAGCAGAAGATTGCTGCAGCGCTTTCGGGGAGACGTCCGTCGCCACAATGTTTTGCTGCAAAGAAGGCAGCAGAGGAGGATAATAGAGAAAACAAAGAACTGGTAAACTATTTGAAACAAGAACACTGCTGGAAGTAAATGCTCCAGCACAGCAAAAAGGCACAAAAGTGCTGAAAGGAGAAAAATGAACAAGGATGTAACAAATCCTGTGAAGTCCATGGCAGATTCCATCGCTGAAGAGCTGAAGGATCGGCTGAATTAGTGGTAGGTGAGTGGTAGGTGAGTGGTATGGCAGAGCGACGCGACAAGATTAACTATTATTTGGACATTGCTGAACAGGTGGCGGAGCGATCGACTTGTCTCCGCAGAGCATATGGTGTTGTGATCGTTGCACACGATGAAATTGTGTCCACAGGTTACAACGGTGCTCCTCGTGGGAGACAGAATTGCACGGATCGAAACTATTGCATCCGTGAGCTCCTGGCAATTCCACACGGAGAACGGTATGAGTTGTGTCGCTCTGTCCATGCTGAAGCCAATGCCATAATCAGTGCTTCCAGGGAGCGCATGCTCGAAAGCACTCTTTATCTGGTAGGAAAAGAAGTGGGTGATGGAAAGTCCTATGTTTCGCAGGGTGAACCATGTGATATGTGCAAACGTTTAATTATTAATGCAGGCATTGCACAAGTGATCGTCCGAGACAGTGCTACTGCATTTCACGTGTTAAGTGTGATAGACTTAATTAAGGAGAACCGATGAAAAATTTTATTGAAACTTACGAGCGCATTCGCTCAGATTATCCATCCAACACACTGCTGGCGTTTCTGACCAAAAAGAGTTGCATCTTTTTCAAAGCAGATGCACAGCAGGTGTCGCAAGTCCTGGGGGAGGAAGCACAGCAATTTGAAGTGTCGCAGTTTGATGGTGCTGATAGTGATGCTTTAGAAATTCCAAACAATGCTGCACCCAAGATATTTGAAGCATTAATTGAAGCAGGCTACACATTGGCTATGATCGAAGAAGTCCCGCTGGAGAAGATTAAGGAAACACCAAAGAAAGCATCACCAGAGGAGCAAGCCATGCCTGCTTCTTCAGTCTGCTCAATCTGTGGCAAACCACTAACACTTCCATCCAGCATTCAGCAGGGAATGGGAAATATCTGTGCAAACCACTCTAAGATTTTGGGAAATGTCTCACCACAAGAACACAGAAAGTCTTTGGTGCTGGAAAGTTTAACCGATGAGTGGATCCCGCTGAAGGAATATTTAGCTGCTGGTAAAGCTATTGGAATTACACCTTGTCGGTTAATGAACGCAGCAGGTGGTGATCGTGCTTTGCGAAAACCATTGCATCCGAGCTTTCAGATCCGTTACTTTGGAAACCGAAGATATGTTCACCGATCAGCGCTGGAGCATCTGGAGGAAGCAAGGTTGAAGCATGAATAGTGAAATTGATCGTGAATTTGGACTAGCGAAATTAAAAATCTGGAGTATAATTAAAGCATCGATTAAAAGGAGCCGAAATGGAAACAGAAAAACAATTGCTTTATCTTTACAGACAGCAAACAGAGAGCGAGAGATTGTATGCACAAACAGTCGAGAAGAACAATCGTGGGTTCAATGGTGTGGATGCTGGATTCTGTTCCAGTGTAGCTGAGTGGATCCTGTCAGGCAAACCAATGACTCTGAAACAAAAAGCTGCTGTGGAAAAGATCCTGCCGAAATACAAGCACCAGTTGGAAAATGGTGAATGGCAGAATGAATTTGTCCCCGAGACAGCGCAGCCAACCATGAAGGAAGCAAAGACCGATGTGCTGATAGATGTCCTGGACATTGATCCATCGGATGGCACTTTGATTTTCATTCCTGCAACTTATCCCAGCAAGCAGATCCGATTGCTTTCACCGTTCTTTTGGACAGGGAAGATGTGGAAACAACCACATCCAAGAGTCGATACTTCCTTAGTTAATCAGATTTGCACCATGTTTCCCCACACAGTGGTAACGGATGGAGTAAGAAGTGCTTTGGTGCAAAAGCAAACAGAACTATCAACAGAAGTGCTGGAGCATCCGACACTTTTTCCATTCCAGAAGGAAGCAATCCAATTCATGGTGGAGCATAAAAAGGTGATGCTGGCACTTGCACCAGGTCTCGGTAAAACTGCTTGTGCAATTTTTGCAGCAAAGGAAGCGAAGGCACAGAGAATTCTAGTGATTTCACCACTGTCTTTAATGTATACCTGGAAGAACGAGGTGCTGAAATGGATCAATGAAGATGTGAAAATTGTTTACCAGCAGAATTGCCCAGTGACTCTGTCCCATAAGTGGACGGTTGTTAACTATGATACTATCAGGATGCATTTGCCGAGTTTTCTGAACAAAAAGTGGGACTGTGTGATCGTGGATGAATCCATTTTAATTAAGAACAGAAAAGCACAGCGCACACAAAAAATTAAGCATCTCGTCACGAGTTGCAAACCTGAGTATGTCTGGCTTCTTTCTGGTGCACCAACCAGCAGACTGTATGATGATCTGTGGTCGCAACTCAACTGCCTGTCTCCAGCACGATTTAGTTCATATTGGCGTTTTGCAAAGGAATATTGTTATGTCGAAGAGAACCAATGGGGATGGCAGATTGTTGCAAATCGATCTGATGCAGCTGAACGTCTCCAAAAAGATTTGGTAGATATTTTCTTCGCCAGGACGCAGGATCAGGTCTTGGATCTTCCAGATTGGATCTTTGAAGATTACCATGTTCGGATGGAAGAGGAACAAGACAAAATCTATGCTGATATGGAAGAGAAGTTTGTTGCAGAGCTGGAAGATGGATCGAAATTGCTCGCACCAAATGTGCTTTCACAACTTATCCGACTGATACAGCTTTCTTCCAATCCTGTGTTGATCGGTGGAAAGGATGAAAGTGCAAAGTGGAATGCTGTTGAAGAAATTCTGGAGTTTGAAGAATTGCCTGCAATTGTCTGGACAAGCTTCATTAAAACTGCAGAGCTTCTGAAGAAGCGATTGGAAAAGCAATTTCGTGTCGAGATGCTCACTGGAGAAACCAGCAGCCAAGCTCGCCAGGAAATTGTGGACAAGTTTCAGAGAGGTGATTTGGATGTGCTCATTGCTCATCCAGGTGTTGGGAAATTTGGCTTTACACTCACCGCTGCCAGGACTGCTGTTTATCTGGAGAGAACTTACAATGGAGATGATTACTATCAAAGTCTGCATCGGATCAGGAGAATTGGCACAGCTAAGAGTCCGCACGTGATTCATCTGATCTCCGATCGAATGAACGGCGCTGCAACTGTGGACGGTGTGATCAACCGAATTTTGAAGGACAGACGAGACAATGTGTTAAAGCTCACCCAGGGAGAGCTAAAAAATATTTTCAAAGAGGAGTGTCGTGGAAAAGAAAATTTTTGCAATTGGAAATGAGAAAAATATTAGAAGAGTTGTCTGCATAAAATGCAATGTAGATATGCAACGAGTCGAATTGCAGAGTTATGTGCCTGGAAGGAACAAACCAAAAATCTATTGGAATTGTCCGATTTGCGGACGCAAGGAGTTTGAATGAAACAATATGGAACTGCCTATGTTACTCAGCCAACTGGTCATAGCTTTTCACCGATCCTCGACTACTGCACGGATGTAAAGTTCATAACCACAGGTTATGAAGAAGAAAAGGAATTGGAGAAAATCTTCGATGCTTCAATGAAAAACTTTGATCCTGAATTCGATGTAATTGTTCCAGTTGGAAGTGTATCGGTTAATTTTTTGCTGGGATTGTTTGTGCAAAAATTGATGAAGCAAAATGATTACAAATTTGTGAATGTTGCAATCTACCACGAGAAAAAATACACGATCTATTCTATTGAAATGGAACTGGAAGAGGAATGACATGCCAATAATTTTTGAGGATCGCTGCTGTAACTGTGGAACGATTACAAAACAAGTTTTTGTTCCAATTGATGAAATGATTTTGATCGATGGAAAATCTGTTCACATGCCTGCTAAATCTTGTATGTGCATTGAATGTCGTACCTTTATTATGCGCCCATTAATTGAAATCTATAAAATTATAGGATTTCAAGGAGAAACCGATGGAACAGATTAGTCCAGCATATCATGTGAGCTATACAAAGCTTGCAACCTTCAGACGGTGCTTGCAGCAGTTTCATTGGAAATATGTCGAACACTACTTTCCACCTTCATCGGTTGGTCAAATGCGTGGATTGGCTGGACATGCTGCTCTTGCTGAATGGCATAGAAAATTTGATCCTGAAGCAGCACTGAAAGCTGCCTGGCTGAAATGGTCTGGTGAAGGATACTCGGATGATGAAGACTGGCAGCAGCTTCAGGAGACTCTTCTTAGATATTTTGCCTGGAGCAAGGAGCACGATTCATTTAAAATTCTCGAATCAGAATTTGAATTCAACTTTGTTCTTGAAAGTGAAAATACTCGCATCGCTGTTAATGGGTTCATCGATGGTGTTGTGGAAGAGGATGATCGGATCTGGCTTCTCGAAAACAAATTCTACAAGCAAGCATCTGTTAAGAATTTGGACATGGATCCACAAGTCTCCTTGTATCTACTTGCAGCTTCACTTTACTATCCGAAAATCGAAGGAGTTATTTACAACATTGTCCGAATGGGAAACACAAAAATTGCGCAAGTGGAGCCAGCAATCCGTTCAAGGATTTACCACAGTAAAGATGGGCTGGAGCTTGTTAATTATGAACTTTTTAACCAATCAAAGGCAATGGTAAAATATGAACAAGAAGGAGGTGTTCCATATAGAAATCCAACAAGTGATTGCAGCTGGGATTGTCCGTTTTATGTTGCGTGCCTAAGCATGCAAGATGATGGCAGAAAGCCAACATCCGTTCTTGAAAATATTTGCACTAAAGGAGTTTAAAATGGCAAATGAAGATTCATGGGGCATTGAATGGGATGCTGCTGAAACAGTGGAAGAAACAACGTCTGCTGAAAAAGTATTGACCATTCAGAGACATTCTGGAAAATTTGATAGCAAGCGATTTAAGATGCTTGTGTATGGTGAATCTGGAACAGGAAAAACCAGATTTGCAGCAACATTTCCAAATGTAATTTTTGCAGACATTGACAAGGGACTTGCATCGGTTGATACTGAAATTGATGTGGCTGAAATAGACACATTTGAACAACTGGAAGAACTGTATGAATTTTTGCGATATGGTAACCATTCATACGAATCTGTCGTGATCGACACACTTAATGAAATGCAGCGAATTGCAATGCATGCAACCGTTGAAGAATTTCCATCTATTAGGAGATCCTATGACGATCTTCCCAGTCAATCCGACTATGGCAAGATGCTGCACGACATGATGGAATTAACCATTAACTTTGCACATTTGCCGATGCGAGTTGTGTTCCTATCACAAGTCATTTCGAGACAGTTCGACACAGATGTTCTTCAACCACAATTGATCGGTAAAAACACAGCACGTGATATCTGTCGAAAAATGGATATCATTGGCTATATCTATAAATCCGAGAAGGAGGATGAAAATGGTAAAAAACTATCTGAAATTGCATTTGATGTAGCAGGCTATGTGGTCAAGGATCGATCGTTCAGACTTCCTGCGGTCTTGACCGATCCAACATTTGAAAAACTAAATTCATATTGGAAATAGAAAGGAAACTAAAATGGCAAATATATACCAAATCGATCTCGATCGTGTCGCAAATTCACCAGTGACTGAAGGCATTCATACCTTTGAAATCATCGGTGGTGAAGAGGGAGAAGGTGCCAAAGGTGCATACTGGCGTTTCACATTGGCATGCAAAACTCCTGGTGAAGAAAACAAGAGTGCATCCTTTATTGTTTCTCTGTCGCCACAATCACGTTGGCGTCTGGAACTTTTCTTAGATGCAGTTCGTGCTCCGAAAAAGGGAACAGCAACTATTGACAAGTTTATTGGAAGAACTTTCCGTGCAAAGGTTGTTCATGAAGAATTCGAAGGACGTGTCCAAGCACGGTTAACCGATCTCTTCCCAGCAATTTCTGAAGCACCAAAAACGACACAGGTTGTGCAACCAATGAAGATTGTCAAAGCCAGTGCTCAACGTCCTCTTCCAACTGATGTGATCGGTGAGCAAGATGAATTTAAATTCGAAGACACCGATGATTCGGACGAAAATAGTTAACTAATGGAGAAGAGAGGCAGCCAAAACTGCCTCTCTCACAAATCATGAAAATTGCAGCGGTGGATTACGGATTAAACATCGGATTGGCAATAGCTGAATTCAGCAATGGTGAATTGAAATGTGTCCATCTGGGCACACACTACGATGCTGATGAGGAAGTTGCTGCGAAAATAATTGATGAAAAATGCAATTTTGTCGTATTGGAAGATCCACCATACTCAACACTGGGTGGATCAGCGAATTCATTTTACACTATTCTGGAAGCTTTGAAAAGCGAGGGATATGAAGAGTCTTTTCTGTCAAAGACTTTTTTGGCAAAAAAGGGAATTGCACGATATTCCCCAGGAATCTGGAAACCGATAGTTCAAACTCTTCAACCCGATCTTTCAGCATGGAATCCAAAAACACAGCATGAAAAGGATGCCATGGGCATTATGTGGTATGCTCTCAGAACTATTTTAAAACAGGAAGTGAAATATGTCTAAGGGAAAAGTTGCTGTCGTAGGATTAGATTTCTCCGGAATTTTTGCTGCCCGAGCAGCTGATGATTTGGGATACGATGTGATTGCATATAAGTTTGAAGAACCATCGGTTGATTCAGCAGCTCATTGGCTGAGTTGGGTTCCAGCAGACATTGCATTGGAAGTACCAGCTACCAGCATTGAACTAATTCCAATTGGAAATGAAGCAAGTTATCTTAAGTTGAAGTGGGGCAGGATCCCAGCGATTTCAAAATCGTTTCGATCAGATTTTCCGATGGAAAGAAGATTTGTTCACGGTTTTAACCCAGAAAAAGTTTATAAAGCGATGCTTCCTAAAAATGTGAAAAAGCTGACACACTGTCCGAGCACCGAAGAGATCTATCAACTAACCAGGGAGTATGATGCTGTATTCCAAACTTTTCCAGCGGAGGAAAGCTTTGAATTTCAAAATCCAATGCTGCCTTTTGTGTTGGCAATAGTCCATGGTAAAAGCGATCCGAATGAAAACAGAATTTGGTACAATGGTGAAGACATGGGTCATGTAGTAGCACATTCAAATTTGTGGGGAAATTCGTACTTTGAATTCCCTATGAATGTTCCTTTCTCAGAGATTAAGCGAGTGCTACCAGCAGATCTTTACTCACAAATGGAGTTTAAGCACTTAAGAGCGCTGAACCAGTTTACCAGAGAATATCAACCATTGGCATTCACACCAAGTAATTTGTATTTTGTTGGAAAATATGCTGAATGGAATCCTTACAGAGAGTATCATCAGGTTTATGATCGTGTGAAGGATATTTTGGATGAAAAATAAAGTGGCAATTTTCGGATCAGGTCTGTCAGCACTATATGCCTATGCAGCCTGTGTGGACAATGGTGTAGAGGCTGAATTTTTTTCAGACAAACCATTTGAAGCAAAACCAGAGTTTTTTGGTCCTGTGAAGTTAAGCTGGATTCCTCCCAGAATCAAAGCAACCTTGTATCCTGTGTGGCTATTCAGTCTCGGAAATAAGGCAGATTATTTGACTCGAATGGGGAGGAATTCAGATCACACAACTTTTCCAGAAAATGGAAGAGAGGAAACACTTGCATATAATCCCTCAGAAGTGTCGGATCTCATGCAACCAGTGAATGCAAAAATTGTTCTAGGAAGGTTCACGGATGGTGAAATAGAAAAGTTGTCACACGAGTATTTGCACACATTTGTGACTTTTCCGTTGCAGCAGAGCAAGTCCGAGGACAGATTGGTGTCCTATTGGATTTACTTGCTGAAGAATCAAAACAGTTTGTCTTTGCCCAATATGGTGATCTACAACGGTGTGAAAGACTTTTCCTGGACACGGTTTTCACATTATTGGAATTCATACATGTGGGAATTCAGTCATTTGGAATTTCCAAATTTACCACCTCGTCCAAGTATTTGGGCAGAACCAAAACAAATATTTGACATTGCACCCAATGTCCCAGAGTACCGATCACCTTTTTCAAATGTTACTTTACTCGGACGTTGGGCACGTTGGTCAAAAAGTGTGCTTGCACAAGATGCATATTCTCAAGTTGATAAAATTTTAAAGGAGTTGTTCAAATGAATGAGCTGAATAAAGTTGTTAAGGAACGATTGGAAAGTTATGACAGCAATGTAGCTGCTGCAAGAGAAATTTTTGAAAGAAAGAACACCGAGTATGGTGACAGCATCCGCTTCGGTGGAATGCTTGCTGCAAGTTATGAAATCGTTGGAGCTGCAATGCGTCTTCCGACATTGGTATTTTTCGCAGCCGATCACGGTAGAAGCAACACAAAAAAACTTTACGATATTTTTCTTGACATCATGAACTATGCAAATATTGCACTTCAAATGATGCGAGAAGAAAACTTTGAAGGGAAATTTTGATGAGAGAGAAAACTTTAGTTTTGGAAGAAGAATTTTGGAGCCAGGCTGGAAAAAGATATACTGTCCAGTTCTGGGCAGGTGAAGTGGCTGAAGTTCATTTGCTCGACTACCCAACGAATGCTTTGGAAACACTTGCAAGAGCAACCAGAGGATATCTGGGAAACTATACAATGGAACCATTTAAGGAAGGTGAATTGGAATTGCTTGCCAGAGAGATTCAGAAAACACCACTGGCAACTCCAATTGAAATGCTGAATTTTGTTTTCTTAGTGCGAGATGTTCCACGTAGTTTCACGCACCAACTTGTGCGCACCAGAATAGGTGCTTCATATGTGCAACAATCTACTCGATTCATCGGAGCACTGGAAAATTACAAAGTTTTAGTCCCTGAAAGCTGTCTTGTTGCTGGCAAAGTAGATGAAGACTATCACACTGGAATTGTTTATTCCATTCAGGCATATGCGAATGCTGTGGAAAAGAATGGAATAAAAAGTGAAGATGCTCGGCAGCTTTTCCCTCATGCTCTTTTGACACATGTATTCTGGAGCATTAACTTAAAGGCTTTGAGACTGGTATACAACCAAAGGTGGTGTTGTTGCGCAGAGCCATCCACCTGGCTACCAGTGATGCGACAGGTTAAGCGAGCAATCACAGAAATGTGTGGTCCTGTTATCGGTGGAATGTTAACAGCACCCATTGATCGTGGAGAATCCTGTGGCTTTAACAGCAAAGTGTTAGATCAACCATGCAAGTGGCGCAATGTTAAGGAGGAAGACCGATGATCATACTCATGTGCACAAAGTGTCACAACACAAATCTTAAACCGAATGAAAACAATCGATTGTTCTGTGAGCGGTGCAATGCTGAAAAAGAATTTTATGAATTAGAATTTTTACTTGTGGGAGATGGAGATGATAATGATGGCAAAGATTCAAATGAAAACCTTTACAAATATTTCCACAGAAGAGTTCAGAAAGCTGTTGACAAGTTGTTCACAGAAGAAAATAGCTCTCGACACTGAAACAACTGGACTTTTGTATTTTCGTGACAAGCTGATTACTGTTGGATTTTATTGTCCTGAAGCAGGAATTGAAGGAGCAATTGATTCTCAGCCACAGGAAGAAGTTAGAGCAGCTATCCGTGAATCACTTGCACCAGGAACAACTGTGATAATGCACAATGCCAAATTTGATTTATCATTTTTGGATGCTGATCCGAACTATGTAAACTGGAAAATTCTTGACACAACTGTTTTGGTGCATCTATATGACAGTCGATTGCCTAAAAACTTAGAAGCTGCCGAGAAGTACTTTCTCGGCAGCAACAGTAAAAGAGAAGCTATAGATGATAGCACTTTTTTGCAGCCAGTGCTTTACGATGAAAATGGTAAAAAGAAACGAGGAAAACCGATGGTATGGGACTGGCATCCGATGAAAAGACAATTGTACTGCATTAACGATTGTCGTGTGACTTATCAATTGGCAGAGAAACTCTATCCGATGATCTGTGATCTCGGACTGAGTAAATTATTTTCTATGCAAATGCTCTATCTTCGAGATCTTTATACCATCGAGCATACTGGAATAAAACTGGACATGAAATTCCTGGAAGAGTGCAAGGGAGAGCTTCAAAAAGACTTGGATGAAATGGAGCAGCAACTTTATGATGCTGTCGGACATGAATTTAACTGGCGCTCTGCCACTCAATTGTCCAGAATTCTTTACGATGAAATGGGACATGAACGTCCGACACTGCCATTCAGTACAAATTCAAAATTTGCAGACAGTGGAAAATACAACAAAACCTGCACCAGCAGCTTTATTCTCCTGCAAAAAGCAAAACATCCGCTGGGAGAATTGATTTCTTCAATGCGTGAAACCGCAAAGTTCATCAAAAACATAGAACAGTGGGAAGAGTTAAGAGATGAAAATGATGTGCTACATGCAAACTTTAATCTGACTGGAACCAGGACTGGAAGACTTTCCTGCAGCAAGCCAAACTTGCAAAATATTCCAAACATTGTTCGAAATATTTTTGTGCAGCGTGAAGCTCTGCGAACTGATGAGTATGGCTTACGAAAAGCGTTCATTGCTCGACCTGGGTACACTCTTGTATCAATTGACTACTCGCAAATGGAGATTCGATTTTTCGGATGGCTTAGCCAGGATCCAAACATGTTAACTGTTCTGGAGCATGGGGGAGATCTACATGCAACAATCGCTGAAAGAATGTGGGGTGTAGCCGATAGGCAGAAACGACAAATTGCAAAGGGAGTGACTTTCGGATTAATTTACGGTGCAAGCACAGGTAGTTTGCAATTCAGGCTGGGAATAAGCAGAGAAGAATCTTTGGATGTTGCTGAAAAATATTGGCAAGCTTTTCCCAGAGTCAAACCGTGGATGGAAGAGGTGCAAAAAGAATGTGCAACTTTTAGCTATGTAACATATTGGTCTGGAAGAATCTGGAGAGAAGATAATCCACAGTTCATGTATAAAGGTGTGAATGCTTTAATTCAGGGTGGTATGGCAGATATGTTAGCTATTTCTGAAATGAGAGTAAGTCGTTGGCTTAAAGAACATCCTGTTGGAAGAATCGTGAACATTATTCACGATGAGTTTCTCATGGAAATTGAAACAGAGCAAGTAGAATTTGCTGCAAGAAACATCTCAAAAATTATGGAAGTTGAAGATTTGTTCAATTTGCCTTTCACCACTTCTTGTAAAGTCGGTTCTACGTATGGAAGTTTGGTCGAATTGGAATTGAAATCCGAGGAAAAATGAAGGAAATTTCATTAGAACGAACCTATACTCCTGAAGTAAAATCAATCGCCCAGTTGCTCCTGGAAATTTTTGGTACCAATCCGTACTATGCCCAAGCACGAACAGTAGCTGGTGAAATAACTTATGCACCTGTCAAACAACCATTAACCGAGGAAATTATTCAGCAGCATCTCGATGGAAAGATCATGCTGGGAGCATACCAGCTGAACGCAAGTAATGAGGTGAATTTTATTGCATGGGATGTGGACAGCAAGGATCGAACCGTTGCAAGAAAATATGTTGAACAGATAATTCAACAACTCAAAGATCTCCCATATGTTGTTGAAGAATCTGGAGGAAAAGGATATCACGTTATTCTCTTTCTCTCTGAACCGATGAAGGCACAGCGTGCTAAGAAAATTGCTGAACATATCCGAGATTCAGCAGGCATTCCAAAAGTTGGCACTTCACACGTTGAAGTTTTTCCAAAGCAATCTGAACTCAAAAAATCTGTTCCCTATGGAAATTTGCTAAAAATTCCTCTGGGCTTGCATCCGAAAACTCACAATTGGTCGAAGTTTGTAGATCCTGAGAATGGCTGGGAAGCAGGCGATCCCTTAGATCCAATTGTTCTGCTGCAGCATAAAGTCCATCCAAGTGAATTGGATAAATTGTTGTCTCAGGAAGAGGAAGATCCCATCAAATCAATTGTGGACTTAATCGTACCATACTGGTGTGATGGAGAAAGACACAATCTTTCATTTTACCTGACAGGATATTTAGCACATCTGGGATGGGGAATGCAATCTGCTGAAGAGCTTGTTCAGAATATTGCAATAGCAGCAGGTGATCCAGAACCACTTAACCGAATAAATGCTGTCCGAGACACCTTCAGAGCAATTTCGGATGGCAAATCAGTAAAAGGATATTCTGGTCTAAATGAGCTTTTGCCAGGAGCTGTTCTCCGAGCATTGACAGAACATGCAACAAAAATAGTGACTCCAACTTTGATCCGACAGATAGACAGTATTCGATTGCAAAAAGGTGCAGTATTCGAAAAGATTCGCACAGTTGCCAATTTAATTTGGACAGACATGTGTGAACGAGGAGAAATGGTAAAAACTGTTGATGGAACATGCTATTGGTACAATTCTACCGATCATCTGTTAACAGATCTCCACTCAGTTAAGTGGCAAGCTATTCTATATTCGGACTATGGGATAAATCCCGCTGAAAGTTTTGGCAACCAGGTCACCGAATCAATTTATCTTCGAGCAATCTCGGAAGCAAAAATTGTGATCATTCAAACTCGTTCCTTATGGACAGAAAATGTGCTTTATGTGAATCTCGGTGATTCGATTGTTTACATGCTCGATGGAAAAGAGATAAAAATAGCCTACAATGGGGAATGTGGCTATTTGTTTAAAACAGACAGTATGCTACAAACTCCAATCGAACCAAATCTTTCAAGCTCTGTAGATATTTGGGATTTTCTTGTGCGAGATATAAATTTTTTATCCTCAACCGATGCACCAGCAACTCCTGAAGAGCAGCAAGAACTTTTGAAGGCATGGATTCTGGCATTCTTCTTCCAAGAACTATTACCGACCAAACCTTTGCTGCTTGCGTTGGGAGTCCCTGGAAGTGGAAAAACAACAGCAATGAGAAGAATTTTAAAAGTCCTGGAAACACCAGATGCTGAAGTTTTGGAAGTTGCAAATGATAAACCAGACAGTTTGCGTGCATCGATTGCAGCTCATCGGTTACTGGTACTGGACAATTTGGAAAAGACAAAAGCAAATTGGCTTGTAGATACTTTGAACAGATTGGCAACAGGTGCTAATATAGAGTTGCGACAGCTCTACAAAACAAATGAAACTTATGTGCTGAAGCCAACTTGTTTTGTTGCGATGACTGCTGTTAACATGCCATTCTCAGATGAAACTCTTTTCAGCAGAATCTTGCCATTGGAGATGCAACAGCTTTCTTCACCGTTACCAGAATATTTTCTGCAAAGAAAAATTTTGGAGAATATAAACAATTTGTGGGGAGATCTTCTTTTAAAGTTAAACAAAATAGTTGCTGCTTTGCTGGAAAATAAAACACATATTCCTCCAATTGCCAATCGCTTAGCGGATTTCACCGTGTTTTGCAAGCGCATATCAAAGAGCGGTGTCCTGGATGAAAACTTGCTTTTGCATGGATTAAGATCTTTGGTAGATCGACAAAGAATCGTTCTCATGGAATCAAGTCCACTCATATCGGTTCTGGATGAGTGGCTTGCAAGTGAAGATTCAGAGATTGGAAAATTTCACACTTTTCAGCAATTTTTCACGATCACAAGCACCTTAGCACGAGCTAGGAAGCTGGAGTGGCGCTGGGTAGATGCCAAAGCTCTTGAAAGACATATTATGGCTTTGAAAGATCCATTGAAAAAACTATATGGTGCTGAATTTCAAGAAGCCAAAGATGCATCTGGTAAA